CACTCCCGTTTGAAATACATCCCGGCGGCCGGCCGGATCTTCCAATTGCCGCCGAGCAGCCGCTCGCGCTCGAGCGTCGGCAATGACAGCAGCCAAGCATAGTAGTCGGGGTTGGCGCGCAGCAGGATCGGGTTGTCGAACACGGTTGCCGGAATAAACGTGACACTGATCGGCCGCGGCGGCTCGAGGCCCCGGCGGCAGATGCTCCGGCTGTGGCAGATGCTGCATCAATTCCTCGGGCCGGTCGGCCCAGATCGTTTTCTCCGCGATACGGACGTAATAGCGCATCACACCGGCCCGTTCGGCGATCGCCAGCCCGCTCTCCGGGTCGATCCACCACGCCAGGAAGTCGGCGACCCAGCTGTCGGCGTCGGGGTTGCAGGTCGCGCGGATGTAGGGCCGCACCCCGCAGGTCGAACGATTGCGGCTGACCATGTAGAAGAATTGATGCGCGGTGAAATGGGTCAGCTCGTCAAAACTGATCAGTGCGATCTGAGCCCCTTGCCAGTCATAGACCGTGCTGTCGAATTGCAAATGCGAGAACTTGATCCTGCCGCCGCGCCGCCAGCGCCACTCGCGCATTGCAATGTGCGGGGTTCCGCCGAGCCGGGGATAGAACTTTTGGCTCTCATCCCACAATCCGCCGGGGTTGGTGATCTGCGGTGTCGAGCGCCGGAAGAACACCGCGGTGAAGTTTGCGACCCGGGTGGCGTGGCGCAGCGGCTCGAGGATCAATCCGACGGTCTTTCCGCCACCCGCCGCGCCGCCATAGATGCAGATGTCGGCCGGGCTGCGCAGAAAGTCGGTCTGCGGTCCGGGCTGCGCAGAGATCGTCACCGCCGGCGGCATAGTGTTGCGCGGGACGCGCCTTGGTCGCCCTATCGTGCCGGCCCGCATGTGTTCCGTTCCAATCATGTCCGGAATTCCGCGGCCGGGAGCGGCGGTCTTCTCGCGAAGTATTTGTCTTGCGCATCGCGCAGCACCTGCGTCAGTTCGGGATCGCGGCTGTTGTCGGGCAAGACCAGAACCACCTCCGACGTCGCCTCGGGATTCGGGCCCGGTAGCGGGTCGCCCCGAGTTCGTCCATCCCGCCACTGCGCCCGCGTCTTGAGCCAGAAGATGATCGCGGGGATGTTGCCCGCCTTGGCGGCGGCGAACAAATACCCGCAGACCGTCGCATTGGCCTCGGCTACGCCACGGTCGAGTTCATCGCGAAACCGCTTGCGCAAGGTCTTCGGCGCGCAGCCGACGATTTTGGCGATGTCGTCCTGCCGGACGCCAACCCCCGCCAGGTACCGCACCCGCTCGCGCATCGCGTCGTTGACGACAAAAGCTTGTCTAGCCATGGGCGCAGTCCGATTGATCCTGCTCCGGTCCGGCGGCGCATTGGTCAAAGGGCTTGCCGGACGCTTGATGGATCGCGGCGCGTCCGGTGAAGAGCTGCCAGCGCCGCACGATGACATCGACATAGACGGGGTTGAGCTCGAGACCGTAGCAGGTGCGCGCACTCATCTCGGCGGCGATCAGGCTGGTTCCGGAACCGAGAAACGGATCATAAATCCTCTGGCCCGGCCGGCTGTTGTTGGCGATCGGCCGGCGCATGCATTCGACCGGCTTTTGCGTGCCGTGCCCCCAGCTCGGCGCGTGCTTCGGGTTGCCAAACGGATTGTTGTTGGCGATCTCCCACAGCGTCGTCTGCGTACGGTCGCCTTGCCAGTGCGCCGCCTTGCCGTCGCGCACCGCGTACCAGCAGCATTCGTGCTGCCAATGATAATCGCCGCGGCTCAGCGCGAAGTGCTGCTTCGCCCACACGATCTGGGCGCGGCGCTGAAATCTGCAGGCGGAGAGATCAGCCCCGACCATTTCACTATGCAACGCGCCGTGCCACACATAAGCGACATCGCCGGGAAACAGCGCATAAGCCTCTTCCCAGTTGGCGCGGTCGTCATTGAGGACCTTGCCGTATGCGAGATTGCCGCCACTCTGGTTGCGAGACGCTCGCCAGGCCGGGTCGTATTCGACCCCATAAGGCGGGTCTGTGACCATCAGGTGAGGCGCCGCTCCTGCGAGTACCTCCCCGACATCAACCTCGCTCGTGCTGTCGCCGCAGCCGACCCGGTGCTTGTCCAGCAGCCAGATGTCACCAAGCTGTGAGACGGGTTTGGCGGGTACTTCCGGGACGCTGTCCGGATCGGTCAGACCGCTCGTCCCCAAACCGGCCAGGATGGTCTCCAATCGATCCGGCTCAAAGCCAGTCAAACCGAGATCAAAATTGGCAAAGTTGAGCATCTGCAGCTCATCACGCAGCAGATCGGGGTCCCAGCTTGCCCGCACCGCCAATTGATTATCGGCTATGCGATAGGCGCGCTTTTCTTCCTCCGTCCAGCCCTTCGCGACGATCACCGGGATGGAGTTAAGCTCCAGCAGCATCGCGGCATCGACACGCGCATCCCCGCATATCAGCTCGCCGTCCTCGCCGACCAGCACCGGCATCGTCCAGCCCATTGGCGGATCGAGGCGGCGATCTTGCTGAGGTCGGCCTCGCTGTGAAGCCGCGGATTATTCGCGTAGCGTTTCAGTCGCTCGATCGGCCAGCGCTGTACCTCGTCGGCCGGCCAGGGGGGCGGCCCGGTGGCTTCCGGTTCTGGTGAAAACATTGGGAACCTCCCGAACAAAAATTAGTACCAATTCAGCACATCAAAAACGGACTTCGCCCCCCAAGTTCAATAATACTCTGGAGTCAGCTGAGCACAGACACTAGATGAGGGGCAGAAACCTTGGATAATTTAAAACTTTATTACTAAGAATCTCGTAACTTATTTTCAATCATGTGGTTTACGAATTGAACAGCCCTTTCGAGATCGATTGGAAGACTGCAAAACGGAGCTGACGAGATGTCGGAGGTTGGAGCCGGGTCGGCCTTTGGCGTTCTGGTTGCACTCGCCGTCGTGATCAAAAACGCGTCCTCTCCCATGTCCTCGCCCAAAGCCAAATCAGCCTTATCGTCCGGTTTTGCGCGTGGCGGAAAGTGCAGTGCGAAGCCACCAAAATCAAGCTTCTCCGGGGTCATGCAGTAAGCCTCCGGATTGATCCGACGAGCCAGCAGCGTCAATTGCAGTCTTTTCATCAGTTGTTCGACCGACCCGGCGCGGACATGCCGCAACAACGCCGCCGCAATGACGCCCTGCACCAGGTTCCATTTCGAATAGGCACGGTGGTTCCCCTGTCCGACGCCGGCTGGCGCGCTAATGATCCCACGATTGACGCACTCGCGGACCTCCCCTCGGCCAAGCGACGTCACCATCTGCAGCTCGGCGAACGTGAATGCTCCTGCCTTCGATGCCACCGCAAATTCCTGACAATAGCAAAGCACTATACTCTGGTTTATTGCATTTGTCAAGTTACTTCGGTGGCCGCGTCCCAAAGTGCATTCGCACGAAGTTGACACAAATGCCCGGCTATTCAGCTGGACGACTGCGTCGCTATCACGGTAAATTCGGAGCCTCGCCATTATACCGGTGAACAGCTGAAGAATATCGAGTTTTTGGCTGCGGATTAGGGTACGGGCCGAGTGCACCGGCCCTTTTTATAGACGGTAAATTCACCGCCGGCGGGGTCTTCAATATCCGCGAAACCGACAGCATACCTGGGGCTTAGCGGCTGGAATGGCCGGCCCCCTATCAGGCGACCAGGCGGTCCCCGTTGGGATTCGATTCGAGACCGAAACCTCGTTTTTACGATCCAGAAAAGCCCATAATCACCCCGGAATCATCACCTAATTCCACGCGCCTATCTGCAGAGACGGGTTCGCTCGTGACTGCCTCCTCCAGCGGGGAGTCACACAAACTCGACACCGAACAGATTTCGTCAGTAGAGGCGTGGATCCGGTGATCCACACCTTAGCGTCGGCTGCGGTGGCGAAACTGACCGTGGTCGGGTCGTCCCACGGGGTAACAACCTCTACGGAGAGGGCATCGTCAGCCGGGATCACCCAATAGGCCGTTTCGGTGTCGAGATAGATGGTTTCCGACTCGACAGTCATGCTCCCTTCTGGCTCGCCAGGTCGGCCGGCGACGCCTAAAATTGTTCGGCAGATTTTAGAGCCCACACCCCCACCCGGAGGGTCCGCACACCGCTCTTCGATCGCGGGGCTGCGTGACGCGGATCTGTAGGCGGCCAGCGCACCGTTCGGGGGCGATGCATTCGCGGGTCTCGTTGCAAGTCCCTTTCGGCAGCCTGGTTCTCGTAAATGCCCTGGGCGCCGAACTTGAAGGCGCACTTCAATATCAGCCGCGCTCAGTTGGACAGGACGCCCAACTACAGCCACCGGCCAGAACGGTGCCGCAGCCGGTATCGCCATGGCGCATCGAATTAGGCCTCAGTGGGTCAAGCATGCCGCCCGGCGCGCAACAATTTTTTATCCGTCTGCCGATCCGTTCGAATGGACCCGAAGCATCGCCATCGGCTGGAGGCGGGGGAAAGTACTGATCTCCGCAGCGGGATGGCTCGCGGGTCTCGCCCTAAAATTGACACGACCAAAATTGTCACAAAACGCACTTTGGTCACCTTATCGCGGCGAAATTATCGCGGTGGCCGAGTGTTTACGTCCAGGGGGCATGAACTTTGGAGTTGGACTTCCCATGCGTGCGCCCCTCCCCTTCGTAGCCGCAGTACTATTGCTGTCGAGCATCAGCATCGCCAAGGCCGCCGACCCAACACTGCTCGCGGAGACCGGAGCGTTCCTCCTCGGCAATGCGTATCGTTGCGGTGTCTCGACGGAGCGGGTCACGCGCGCCGGCAACGTAATCCGGGGCATGATCGCTTCCCTGTC